GAAGAACGCCAAATCGCTATCGGCGACAAGGTTGCCCAACTTCAGGGCGAGTTCAACCAGCACGTCATTGAAAACTAGGAGTCACTATGGCACTATCGAAAATCACAGGTTCTCAGGCTTTTGCCCATATGCATCAGTGGCTACTTCAGCACAAGAGCATTCCAGTGGGTCATTGCCATGCTACTTGTCAGAATGCCTGGGGACTTCCTGTGAAGTATGCCAGCGCTATTGACGCATGGAATCACATCCCTAAGAAGCACCGTCACACTGACATGAGCAAAGCACCTGTTGGCGCTCCTGTGTTTTGGGCTGGCGGTCTTTATGGTCATGTGGCACTTCAGTCTGATCGTGTAGGCGTGATCATTTCAACTGACGCTCCAAGTGCTGGCTTCATTGGCGAAGAACGTGTCGAGTATTTCACGCGAGTCTGGGGCAAGGAACTTCTTGGCTGGGCTTCCCAATACAACGATGTAGACCTACAACTCGGCAAACTACCTTCGAAGGCGTAATCATGAACCCGAAACTTCAATCAGTCCTAGCAACCTACGCTCAGTCCTTGCTGGCTTGTGTCATCACTGTCATGATGTCGCTGAACTTGACACCGTTCACCATGACCAAGTCTGATTGGGTGAAGATTGGCAACGCAGTCTGGGCTTCATTCGTGCCTGTCCTCGTCCGGGCGATGAACCCAAAGGACTCGGCGTTCGGAATTGTCACGAAAGACTAATCGCCTTTAGTCTGGCTTCATGGACTTCATAGCCGAACTGAAAGAACTGCACGTCGTCAAGACTGTCGCTCGCCCTTTGTGTTCTCTTCACAATGCTCTTGTCAGTCTTGACGACGATGAACGTGAAGCCTTATTGGCTGCCTTAGATAACCGACAGATTCGCCACACTGACCTTGCTCGGGTTCTTTCCGACCGAGGTTTCAACGTGAGCGCTGTCACCGTGAGCCGTCACCGTAATCGTGGCGAGTCGAACGGTTGTCGGTGTCCTCGATGACATTGTCTGACGATCTATCCAAACTTGCCAGCGCCGGTCAATCTGGCTCTGACACTCGCTCTACCAATACGCCCGAAGCATGGCGACCTCGACTTGAGGTTGACCCTGCTTCGGGCGGTTTCTTTGTGTCCACACCTAGAACCGCCGGTGACCTGCCAGATGCCGTTGACCTGCTGGGCGACTTCGACCTTGACCCATCTGTGTGGCGTGTCACTGGCGTTCGGCGCTCGATGTGGCAGAAGTATGACGGCGAGTGGTTGGAGTCTGCCAAGGTCAGCATTGTCCCTGCCGAGCAGGTTCATTCGTCAGCTGACGACACCGACCTTCAGGCGCTCATTGACCATGTGGAAAGGTGGCGACCACACGCCCGAATAAAGGCTCACACAGGCAATCTGAGCGCCGTCTACGCCATCGGCGATACTCAGTGGGGTAAGGATGCTGGCGACGGTACAGAGGGCACTGTGAGGCGTGTGCTGCTCGGTATCGAGGAATCAGTTCAGCGTCACAAAGACCTCATCCGAATTGGTCGACCAGTGGGAACTGTCATCCTGCCTCAGATGGGCGATTGCATTGAAGGCTCAGTGTCACAGAATGGCAAGGTGCTGGGTCGCTCAGACCTATCGGTCACCCAACAGGTTCGGGTTGGCCGTCGAATGCTCCTTGCATGGATCAAGGCGTTTGCACCACTCACCGAAGAACTTATCGTGCCAGTTGTCCCAGGCAACCACGACGAAGCGCAACGGTATGTCATCGGTGATGCCATTGACTCGTGGCAGGTTGAGGTTGCCTCAGCTGTGCAGGATGCTTGTGCCGAAAACCCTGCCCTTGCTCATGTCCAATTCAGGTATCCAGACCGTGACCATCAGACCTTGGCGCTGAAAGTGTCGGAGTCAATCCTTGGGCTGGCGCATGGTCACCAGTCCCGTGATGCGGTCAAGTGGTGGCAAGGACAGGCGACAGGGCGAACGCCAGTGGGTGACGCTGACGTGCTACTCACTGCCCACTATCACCATTACAAGGTGGCTCAAGTTGGGCCTCGCCTATGGGTGCAACTCCCTGCGATGGATGGCGGCTCGCCTTGGTGGCGTGATCGTGCAGGGTTGGAATCACCGACCGGCATCGTGTCATTTGTTATGGGTGAGGGTTACGACCCACGCCGAGATTTGTCAGTTCTAGCAGGGGAGCAAAGATGAACACCGCCATCATCGTGCCAAGTCGACACCGACCGCACAACATCAAAGAGTTACAACAGTCACTCATTGACACCGAAACAATGTCACGCCTGTTTGTTGTAGTCGACGAGGATGACGAAACACTTGACCAATACCTGTCACTCGAAAACAACTTCACCGAGGTGCTGACCTTCGAGCGTGATCGCAAAGGTATGGCCGACCCACTCAACAACGCTGCAAGGCAACTGGTCACAGATGAACGCTGGGAGTATTTCATCTTCGTTGGTGATGACCATCGACCTCGAACCTTGCAATGGGACAAAGTGTGGCGCACAAATCTTGACGACCTTGCGACAGGGCTTGTCTACGGTGACGACCTATTCCAGCAAGAACAACTTCCAACCGCCATTGGAATGACCAGAAGCATTGTGGAAGAACTGAACGGCATGATCCCTGAAGGGTTCGCTCACCTGTACCTGGACAACTTCTGGCTTCGCCTAGGTCAAGACCTGAACGCCATTCGTTACCTGCCCGAAACTGTCATCGAGCATCTTCACCCAATCGCCGGCAAAGGTGACTGGGATGCTGGCTATCAAGAAGTGAACTCTGCCGAAATCAACAACGCCGACTCCCAGATGTTCCACACCTACATTCAAAGCGATGGCTACCGTCAGCTAGTAGAAAGACTCAGCGCATGAAAATACTCATCACAGGTGACGCTGGCTTCGTAGGTCGAGCATTCCATCGACACTTTGCTTCAAGTAATCATGTCATTGTTGGCGTGGACATTGTCAACGGGACAGATGCCCGTGACTTCTTCCGAACCGATAGCACCAAGTTTGACCTAGTCATTCACTTGGCGGCTGTTGTTGGTGGTCGACGAATGATTGAAGGCTCACCGCTGGCGCTGGCGGTTGACCTGTCCATCGACGCTGAAATGTTCGGCTGGGCTTTACGCACGAAACCTGAACGCATCGTCTACTTCAGCAGCTCTGCCGCATACCCGATTGTGTATCAGGAAAATGGCTGGCGAACTCAACTGACAGAGAACCACATCGACCTGAGCAGCGTCAGCAATCCTGACCTCACCTATGGTTGGGCAAAGTTAACCGGCGAGATGCTGGCAAGTCATGCTAGGGAACAAGGCTTGAAGGTGTCGGTGTTCCGACCGTTCTCAGGTTATGGCGCGGATCAAGACTTGAACTACCCATTCCCGAAGTTTATTGAGCGAGGACTGAACCGCCAGAAACCATTCCAAGTGTGGGGTGACGGGAAACAAGTTCGGGACTTCATCCACATTGACGACATTGTGGGTGCAGTGATGGCTGGAGTTGACGCTGGCATCGAAGTGTCAAACTTGTGCAGCGGTCGAGCAACCTCATTCAACCAACTGGCCGAACTGGTCATGCTGGCTTCTGGCTATCATGCGTCAATCGAACACCTCACCGCCGAACCTGTCGGGGTTCAGTATCGGGTAGGTAATCCCGAGTTCATGCTCAGTTACTATGAGCCAAAGATTAGTTTGGAGCAGGGAATCCTGATGGCACTAGGGGAAAACAAATGACCTTCACAATTCACAACGGAAACTGCATCGACGTGATGCGTTCCATGCCCGACAACTCGGTGGACTCAATCGTCACCGACCCACCTTATGAACTCGGCTTCATGGGTAAGTCGTGGGATTCCACCGGCATCGCGTTCAATGTCGAGGTGTGGACTGAAGCACTGCGAGTGCTAAAGCCCGGCGGTCACTTGTTGGCGTTCAGTGGTTCTCGCACCTATCACCGCATGGCGGTTGCCATTGAAGATGCTGGGTTTCAGATTCGTGATCAGATCATGTGGATTTACGGGTCAGGGTTTCCCAAGTCGCTGGATGTGTCAAAGGCGATAGATAACAAGGCTGGAAGCAAAGGGGCTGACAGAACAACATCAGAACCATTTGAAGTGAACACATTTCAAACAACTATTAGACCAATTAACAAAGGCACGCCAGTTACACCCGAAGCCCAACAGTGGGCAGGCTGGGGAACGGCACTGAAACCAGCACACGAACCAATCGTGCTAGCCCGAAAGCCACTCATAGGCACTGTCGCGGCGAATGTGTTGGAGTATGGCACTGGCGGATTGAACATTGACGGGTCACGGGTTGGTGAAACAGTAGAAACTTGGCCTGCATCAAGAAGTTACGCACCTGGACAATTACAACCAGGTGGCAAGGGTAAAAATCAAGCAACTGGTGATGTACCCGCAGGCCGTTTCCCTGCCAATCTCATTCACGATGGCAGTGACGAAGTTGCTGAACTGCTAGGTGACCCTGCCCGATTCTTCTACTGTGCCAAAGCCAGCAAGCGTGACAGGAATGAAGGGCTTGATGGGTTTGAAACCAAACAGACAACGGGCGGTGGCGGATTGACTGAAGCGGGCGGTGCATATGGCTCTATCAAAGCACCAGCAAAAAACTTCCACCCGACAGTCAAGCCCACAGACCTGATGCGCTACCTCGTCAAACTCATCACACCACCGAATGGAACTGTCCTCGATCCGTTCACAGGTTCAGGCTCGACCGGCAAGGGCGCTGTCATCGAGGGTTTCAACTTCATCGGCATTGAGTTAGACCCTGACTATGTAGCGATAGCCACCGCACGAATACAACACCAGATTGACCAGCTGAGAACTGACGATGTCACCCGACGTTATTTGAAAGCAGATGACTGATGAAAGACCTCAACCGTAAGGACATCCTCGAGGCTGCGACCAGCCTCACAACTAACGACCGCAATCTTCAGCATGGCGAGCCGTACATCAACCACGACAACATCGCCCGAATCTGGTCAGTGATCCTTGGCTACAGGGTCGAACCCTTTCAGGTGGCGCTGTGCATGGCAGGGCTGAAACTTGCACGTCTGTCAGGTAACCCCGATAACATGGATTCATACATTGACGGTGCAGCGTACTTGGCTATTGCAGGGGAACTGGTCAACGCAGACCGACTGTGACACATAACTGAATAGGGCTTATGGCTCAAGACGACCCTTGTTGCGGCGCTCGATTTCACACCCTTTGAGCCCGGACAGGGGTCGTTTCTTTATGCCCGAAAACTTTCTGAAAATAGTTTGCCAAAATGCTTGACATGGGATTTCACGGGAGTAATGTTCTAACTGTCGGCAGGACAACCGACAAGGACAAAGGACAAAGAACATGAAAACTGAAATGATTACACTGAACTGGAATAGCTCAAACCCTTATGCGCCAGTGATTGGCAAGAAGGCAGTCTTCACAACTTGGGACAACGAGCGTCTAGTTGGAACTGTTGTCAAGAATGCAAAAGGTGGCGCTTACACTCGCATTGAGTTTGCAGATGGCACTTGGGCAAGATTGTCTGAAACTATTGAAATTGTGGTGGCCTAATGTTTGACGCTTGGAACAATGCCCCTTGGACTCCTCGAGGTCGCAAGTTTAAGAACGCAGTTGAGGCTGTGCTGATGCTCGTGGCGACAATCCTTCTCATGTCTGAACCAAGTTGGTGGAAGTGATGGCATCCGAAACAATCACCATGCTGGAGAAGTTGCTACAGGTCAATGACGTGCTTCGTGAACTCAAGCACAATCTGAACGTGTCACCCGATGGCGCTGTTGCACTTGACTACATCACCGAGCGCCTAGAACGTGCATTGGAGGGCAACAAGTGATGTCTACCAATTCCACTATGATTGGACATGAGAGTTCGAACGCTCACACTGGTGGCGCTCCCTTGCACTTGTCCTACGAGGTTGAGCGCCACCTACCTTCTGGCGGTGTCGCATGAACCCCTACGAGTTCCCAGATCTTAGCGAAGGTTCATGTGTCGGTCTAAGCACCGAACTGTTCTTCCCTGAAACTGGCGTGAATGCCTCTGCGACAATCAAGAAGATGTGTGCCAACTGTCCGGTCGCCAAAGCTTGCCTCGAGTACGCTTTGCACGTTGAGGTAGAAGGCATCTGGGCTGGCACAGGAGTTGTCACCCGTCAAAAGTTGCGCCGAGATTTAGGGATCAAGGCCATAAAGATTCACACCCAATACACGACCGAGGCGATGATGATGAGTCAGACCAATGCTGCCATCTCAGCCCGAAAGAAACGGGCAAGGCAGAAAGCCGAACAGGAGAATGTCGCATGAATAGCCCATTGTGTGGAGATTGCTGCCGAGAACTTCGGTGGTACGAGAAAGCAAAGATTTGGCTCTGCCCAAGATGCTCAGGGTTCAGTCGATGAGCAAGAACAAAGCCAAAGGCACGTCAGCCGAAACCGCTGTTGTCAACTACCTCATCGCCAGCGGTTACGTTCACGCCGAGCGCAGGGCGCTGGCAGGTGTCAACGACAAAGGTGACGTTGCCGGTCTGCCAGGCGTGTGCATCGAGGTGAAGGCTCACAAGTCCTACTCCATCCCTGCATGGCTCAAAGAGTTGGCAGCTGAGAAAGTCAACTCGAAGGCTGAGGTCGGAATCCTTGTGGTGAAACCTGTCGGGGTTGGATCAGCGAACACCGGGAACTGGTGGGCAATCATGCCACTGAGCGAGGCCATTGAACTGTTGAAGAGGGCAGGGTTATGAAACCTCAATCCTTCAACTTTGCCTTTGGCAATGCGACCAGATGGGAAACTGCCCATTGCGCCAACACCATCTTTCCAAACCTCTTCTACCCGTCGTCAGCTGAAGAGATTGAGGCAGCCGAACCAGTCATCAAGGAAACCTGTCAAGACTGCCCAATGAAGCAAGAATGCCTCCAGTTGGCATTAGACAACAAAGACTTCAACGGATACTTCGGCGGCGTGTCGCCCAAGGAACGTCGAATAATGTCAGCCGACAGAAGTAGAGTCAGGCGTGGCAATAGCAAAGAAGTGATTCGACTCATGGAGTTGGGTTGGACACTCGAAGACGCTTGTGACGAGGTTGGCATTCTGCTGGCATCGTTCATGAAGTGGAAGAACCAAGGCAAGAAACAACACACAAAGGACAAGGACAAATCATGAACCCGTTATTCTGGCTGTCACTAGCCGTCACCGCCTACATGGCTTACTACCTAGGCAAGTTCATCACCCTTCGCAATCTCAAGATTGCAGCTGAAGACCTGATGAAACAACTGCATCACGACAATGAAACTGGCGCACCTATTGGTGCAGGTCTTGCCCGAGAGATGGGAATCGAACTGTGAGCCTCGAAATCAACCCACTAGAAATTGATTTCGACCAGAGCATTGCTCGCTGGGTCGACGAATACAAGCGCCTCAAGTTGGAGGCTGCACAGATTGCCGAGCAAATCGACATCGCACGAAGCCACATTGAGGCTGCACTTGGTGATCATGAGATTGGCACTGTGGCAGGTCAACCTGTTGTCCGCTGGGCAACGGTCGAATCTGAGCGCATCGACGTGAAGAAACTTCGTGAAGTGTTGCCACCGCAAGTGTTGGAACTGGTGACCAAGAAGTCAGTTGCCAAGCGCTTCACCATCCTCACCGGCAATGAGTCCTACTGATGACAGTCCCAACCTTTGCCTCGCCAGTGACACCTGAACAGGCACTCAAGGACACCATCACCAATGTGATTCGTGCCAAGTCGGCGAACAGTCCACGATCTAAAGTGGTCAACATTGGGCCGTCGGAAATCGGTGACCCGTGTCTGCGGAAGTTGGCTTACAAGATGGTGCAAGTTGCCAAGGTCAACGACCACTCTGACCCTTGGCCGTCCATCAGCGGAACAGCGATTCATGCGTGGCTCGCTGAAGCATTCGAAGCTGACAACGGTGAAGCTGACTGGCTGGTCGAACATCGGGTTGAGGCTCGACCTGGACTTGCAGGAACACTTGACCTGTTCGACCGAAAGACTGGCACAGTCATCGACCACAAATGTGTCGGCGCAACCAGCATGAAAACCCGAAAGGCTGACGGCCCAACTGAACAGCAAGTGATCCAGTTGAATGTCTACGGTTATGGGTTGGAACAGCAAGGATACGAGGTCAACAATATTGCGCTGGCGTTCTACCCACTCGGGGGAATGCTCACCGGAATGCACACTTGGGTCGGTGACTATGACAAGGATGTGGCAATCGAGGCGATGCTGCGCCTAGACTCAACTGTCGAACTACTGGCTATGCTTGACCCTGAAGAACATCCTGAGCGCTGGGAACTCGTGCCAGCCTCAAGTTCACGACTTTGCACCTACTGCCCTTGGTTCATGCCAGGGTCAGACAACCTCGCTATCGGATGCCCAGGAGGGAAAGCATGAGAACACTCTTCACGTTCATCGTCGCAGGATCAGTAGGAATCTTGACAGGCTTCGGCGCTGCCTTATTCCTGCAAGCACTTGGTCAGATGTCAGCCGAAGATGAAGCTCGTCAGAAATACTTCGACCGTGACCCTTGGGATGTCATGCCTGACGATTACGACAAGTTCAAAGATGACAACCTCACCAACTAGATTTCCGCTGGCAACCGTCAACGGATCAACCAAACAGAAGGACAAGTTATGTTCGCAGCACCATCGACCGGGTCAGACTCGGTCAAGCCAGCAGACCTGCTCGGCCACCTGCTCCTTGTGACTCCACTTGAGTTCAAGGAATCCATCACGACCGCATTCGGCGAGTCATCAGCCATCGCTGTTGACGTAGTCGACCTAGACACTAACGAGGAATACCACGACGTGTTGTTCTTCGGGCGTGGACTCATCGCCAACCTGAAGTCAAACATTGGCGCTCAGGTACTAGGTCGCATGAGTCAGGGCATCGCTCGCCCCGGTCAATCTGCACCTTGGGTGCTTGAAGCCGCCAACGACGGTGACACCGCCAAGGCTGTCGCCTATGTTCAGGCAAAAGCAACTGGCAACATCGCTACACCTGCGCCAACGGCAACACCTGCAACCACGCCAGTGGCCGATGTGAATGATCCTGCCATTGCGGCACTCATTGAACAGCTGACGGCTGCCAAGAAATAACCACGAACTTGGAAGGCTCGGTGTCGGCAGGGGAAGGTCGCGCCGAGCCTTTCAACACCTCACAACTAGGACAAACCATGACCATTGAAATACCTGAAAAAGCCTGTGAAGCCTTGATGGCTTTGGTTCGGCAAGGATGCCCAGATGGCGGTCTCGCCTACTGCTACGACTGCACCCGAAAGGCCATCACCGCAGTTCTTGAACACCTCGATGTTCACGCTCACTGTGTCAGCCTTCCAAACTTCACGATTGACAACACCACCCAGACCGGCACGAGCCTGACATTCACGTCAGCGGTGACAGCCTCACCCTGCGCTGACGGCGACTTCTGCAAGGTCGTGAACGGTCGCATCAAGCATGACCGATTCTGCGACAACATCAACCACCGAGATGAGGACTAGAAATGGCAAAGGCGAAAGCACCCAAAGAGGTCAAGCCACAAATCAAGGCCATCTCATTTGGTGGCGGTGTTCAGTCGACCGCAATGGTTGTTCTGGCGATTCAAGGAAAGATTGACTTTGATGTCGCTCTGTTCAGCAATGTGGGTGACGACAGCGAACACCCAGCGACACTGACCTACGTTCGGGACATCTTCATTCCTTGGGCAGCACAACACAACTTTCCAATTCATGAGCTGCAAAGGGTCATGCGTGACGGGACAACCCGAACATTGTGGGAAGACATCACTCGTGAAGGATCACGGTCAATCAAGATTCCAGTTCGCATGAATAAGACTGGCGCTCCAGGCAACCGTTCCTGCACTTCGGACTACAAGATTCGGGTTGTGTCCCGATGGCTTCGTGAGAATGGCGCATCAAAAGACAACCCAGCCATTATTGGTATTGGCATCAGCACAGACGAGATTCAACGTGTCAGCAATCGCCTACCAGTCAACAATCAGATTGCCACTTACCCACTCATTGACCTTGGCATGAATAGGTCAGATTGCATGAGCGTCATTGCTGATGCAGGTCTGCCAGTTCCACCCAAATCAAGTTGCTTCTTCTGCCCATTTCATCGACCTCAAGCGTGGGCAGAAATGCGTCGAGATGAACCTGAACTGTTTGAGAAGTCAGCACAACTTGAAGACCACATCAACGGTGTTCGGGCGATGCTTGGCCGTGACAAAGTCTTCTTGACTGGCAGGAGCATTCCACTTCGGGAAGCAATTCAGCCAGCCCAAGAAATGCTATTCGACAACACAGCCGACATGGATCGCTGCGACTCCGGCTATTGCTGGACATAAACCAAAAGAAAAGAGGACTAGACCATGTGTGACAACTCCACAACCCACGACAAGGTGCAGCAAGCACTAGCCACCGCCACCCGAGAGGTGGACACCGCCCTTGAAAGTGTTCGGGCAATGCGACGGGCAATTCTGGCTCAGATGGCAGAGGCAACTGCCGACCTAGAAACCCCGACACGTGACGAGGTAGCCAAGGCCATCGACACAATCCGAAAGCACAACGCCGACACTGAACGTGACATCTACCTGACAGATGGCGAATACATCGAGCTGCTCAAATGCAAGGATCAGGTTGACGCAATCCTCGACTTAGTTGCCAGACTTGAAGCCGACCCAACTGGCGATGCACCTATCATGAGTTACAAGACCGCCGCCTACCGCATCAGGTTGGCATTGGACAGTGCTTTGTGACCACAAACCCAGACCCACAACCGACAACCTCACCACTCCATGCCGCCCTAGAGTTCCTGCTCGCAGGTGTCAACGTCGTGCCAGTTCGAGAAGACGGCTCGAAAGCACCTTCAGGCGCATGGAAACAAGCACAGAGCCAGATGACAACGCCAGAACAACTTGTCACTTGGGCAACAACTGCTCAAGGGTTTGGCATCATCACAGGAGCTGTCAGTGGCAACCTCGAAATGCTCGAACTTGAAGGCAGGGCAGTCGCCGCTGGAATCCTCGACGAGGCCCGAGAACTCGCCCACAAGGCCGAGATTGGCGACATCTGGGACAAGCTGCAATCCACCTACATTGAGATGACCCCGTCAGGTGGCATCCATTGGCTCTACCGTATTGACGGGACAGTGCCAGGCAACACCAAACTTGCCCAGCGACCAGGCGCGAACGACAACCCCGAATGCTGGATTGAAACCCGAGGCGAAGGTGGGTTCGTCATCGTCGCACCGTCAGGTGGCACAGTTCACCCGTCAGGCAAACCTTGGGTCAGGATCGAGGGAAAGACCCCGAAAGACATTGTGACGTTCACTGAAGCCGAGCGCCAAGAACTGCACCTGCTATTCATGCTGTTTGACGAGATGCCAGTGCAAGAAGAAATCGTGCGATCCATCACCACCAAGGTGACAGATGGCAACCTCAGCCCAGGTGATGACTACAACGCCCGAACCACTTGGGATGAACTGCTCATTCCTGCTGGCTGGAAGAAAATCATGACCATGCGCTCAGGTGAAACCCAATGGACTAGACCGGGCAAGGATCACGGCATTAGCGCCACGACCGGTCGCACCGAATCTGACAACCTTTATGTGTTCAGCACCTCAACCCAGTTCGAGCAAGAGAAGCCCTATTCAAAGTGGGCTGTGTTCACGCTGTTCACCTTCGGTTCACTATCAGAAGATGCCTTCAAACAGTCCACTAAGGCGCTCAGAGGTCAAGGGTATGGAAGTATTGCCATTGTTCCTGACTACTCCCTGCCAGCGTTCCAAATGCCCGACAACGTCGACCCAGACACGGGCGAAGTGATTGAGAATGACAACCGAGGCTATGACCTGATGCTTGCAGCTGAAATCCAGAGTCAACGGATACGCAAGCAAGCCAAGGAACACCTGCGAGATGAAGACAACCTCGCCAAGTTCAAACTGCCAGACATCTTCGACAACCTCACCATCGAACTCGAACAGCCAGATAAAGAAGCCAAATACCTCATCAACGAAGTGTTCCCGACCGGTGGCAACATCACCCTCACTGCTGAATACAAGTCAGGAAAGACCACACTCATCAACAACGTGGTCAAGGCGCTAGTTGACGACCACCCATTCTTGGGCAAATACGGGGTCAACGACCATGACGGCAATGTGGTCATCTTCAACTACGAGGTTGAGCCTAGGCAATACCGCCAGTGGATGCGAGAAGTCGGAATCATCAACACCGACCGAGTCAAGCTAGTCCATCTGCGAGGCCTCAGAATGCCAATGACAAGCAACTTCGTGCAAGAAAGGGTTATTGACATCCTCAAAGGCTTCAACGCCCAGACATGGATTGTCGACCCACTGGCCCGAGCCTTCGTCGGATCAGGTGACGAGAACAGCAACAGCGACATGGGAACATTCCTCGACACCCTCGATGTCATCAAATACGAGGCAGGAGTCGACAACCTCATCGTCGCAGCACACACCGGTCGAGCGTCAGAATCAGGCATCGAACGAGCCAGAGGTGCATCCCGATTCGACGACTGGGCAGATGTCAGGTGGCTACTTACCCGAAATGACGAAGGACAACGCTTCCTGAAGGCTCACGGGCGAGATGTGGACATGGAACAGCACGTCCTCAGTTACGACCAGCACAGCCGTCACCTGACCGTTGAGAAGGCCATCACAAGGACAGACCAGACCATCGAAAACATCATGACCCAGATAGTTGAGATAGTTCAACTGAACCCAGGAATCACCACTGGCGACCTCAAGAAGAAGCTGGGCAAGAGTACCGAGTACCGTGAAAAGGCATATAAGTACGTCGTCGACGCTGGCAAAATTGTGGCAAAACAGGTCGGCAACACCTCCACAAAACAGCATTATGACCCCTCACATCCGTTCGCAATCGACGCAAAATTGGCCTGAAAATTGCCGCCTTACCTGCCCTTACCTCCCCTTACCTATAAAAAACAGGAACGCCTTACCTCTCCTATAAAGGAGGTAAGCGGTCTAGGAAAGGGGGAAAGGGGATAAATGAACAGCCGCCTTACCTATTTCGAACATCTGGTCAGTACGACCGCCAAACCAGATTCATGCCACAAGTGTCATGCGCCAACCTGGACGATGTGGGTCGACGGAATCCTGACCAACCTCGACGTTGACCCACTCGACCTGCTCGGTGAGATTCAGGCGAGGATGACAGGGAGGCGCACCTACCAGATACGACGACACGACCAAGGATTCCGAGCCAGCGTCAGAAGCAAGTTCAACATCCAACCCGACGATCACAACCAAAAGACCATTCTGGCTTTGCACGAATGCGAGCCGACAGGCATGATTGCAGAAGGTCACCCAAACTACTTCGCCAGCCGTTACGAGCTAGTGACAACCGAAAGGCCACCATTCTAGTGAAGTGTCCACTGTGCAACCGTGACAACAAAGACCTGCCAGTTCTTTGTCAAGGTTGCTCCATACGGTTACGCCAACGGATAGCCGACCTGCCAGCCCTACACAAAGAGGCTCACTACTGCCTACAACCTCAACGAGGTGGACATGGCACAAACACCGGCGAAATGACCATCGGGGTCAATCTGGCGGCTCTAGACTTCGTTGCAGGTCAAGTCATCCTCAACACCCTGCACGAATGGGAGAAAGTTATTCGGGCAGACCGAAACCTGTCACCTGTTGCCCTAGTGCCAAAGCAACCCACAGTCGAGGCTGAAGTTGCCTACACCGTCAAGTTCCACCTGTCACACCTTGAGTGGACACTTGAGCAGGAATGGGTTGACGAGTTCGCCCGAGAGATAGCCGACATTCATTCGACCGGTATGACCGCTGCACGACGCTTCCTTGATCCTGTCAAGCGCATCCCATGCCCTGCCACCAATGATGACGGCTCAACCTGCAACAGCCTGATTGCTGTCAAAGGTGATGACCTACTCGAACCAGTAACCTGTCGCAAGTGTGACAGTCAATGGACACCTGCCAGACTCATTGCCGTCGCAACAACAACACCTGGCATAGAGATTTGGCTCGACACTGAAGCCGTCGCCAACTGGACAGGTATCACCGAGCGACAGGTTCGCAACGTAGTGAACCAACACAAACTGAAGCGCAAGGGTCAACTCATCGACCTGCAAGCATTCAACCGTGTTCGAGCCAATTACTCAGTTTGACACGACTTCCAAACCGTGTGCTACACTGAGTGTATTCACTCAGAGCGCCCGAAAAGAAACAGACCTTGACAATCCGTCAGGGTCTTTTGTCATTCATGGAGAACTTATGGCCGTCAACACTGACGAGCCAGTCACCATTGCCGAACTAGACGAGGCTCTTGGTCACCTATGTGACACACTTCATCGAGTGCCAAACCAAACCCAATTCATGGGAATAGTTGACGAGCTACTAGACAAGCGACTGGAGATGACCAAGTGTTAATCCGTTGCGAAATCCAAGATGTTGCTGTTGAGGTTGACGATCACACCCCAAGCAACAGCCTCGAGGCGTTTGAGTCCATCCTTGCCCGTATCGCCGGCACAGCTGTTGCCATGTACCGCGACACCTGCGACCTGCCAGTTCAGGAAGATTCAGAAGACATCCTGTTCAAGCCTGACTTTGATGGCTCAAGCGAAGACGATGCCTAGGACTATCTGCCTAGACTGTGGCACACCAACGCCGAACCCAAGCCGATGCGACAACTGCAAGGCTGTCTGGATGATGAAGAATCCACGCCGACCTGCTCGAGTTGGTAGGCCATCGCGTGAGGCTAGAGGCTACGACGATGCATGGCGCAAAGTTCGCCTACAAATCCTGAACCGTGACGCTTGGATCTGCTACCTGTGCAACAAGAAACTCATTGGGTCAGACGCAACAGTTGACCATCTTGTGCCAATCTCAGCCAATCCAGCGCTCAGGCTAGAACCGACCAACCTGAAAGCTTGCTGCCGAGGCTGCAATTCAGGTCGAAAAGGTCAAAAGTAGCCAAAACCCATTGCTTTGGGGGTATTTTGATTTTTCTACAGCGCTCTTCCCCACCCATCG